CAGATAACCTTCCCAATAGTTATCATCAATCAAATCATGCAAATGTGCTATATGTTCCAAAGCATATACTATTTTAGTTTGTTCATTCATTCTCATTTAATACCTCCCACAACTTATATGCTAATGAAATTCTCATACCAGTATAAAATCTATGTGGTGCATCAGCATAGTGTACTATATTAGCTGGAAACAATACTGCACGATTTGGTTTATATCCAATTATATGAGTAGGATCTTCTCCATTCTCTGAAAAAATTAAATGCCCTTGATAGTTGATTCTCCATTCAGGATTTGGATAATATAGAAGAGTAATACCACAATTACCACATTGTCCTGCAGTTTGACCATTAGCATAGATCCTTTTTATTTCAAAAAATCTATTCAATTTTTTACATATTATCTGAAACAAATAAGTATTAAAATACTCATCTTTTTCAAGATCATCCATATGCCAAAACCAATTGACAGAATTACCTCCATCAGGACCCCATTTAGATCCTAATAAAAGATTATGTATTTCTTCTCTTATATCTTCTGTAAAGAAATTATCAAATACTTCAATGTCTTGCATTATTCATAGTTTTGTTTTGAATAATAATTCTATTATTCTCATAATCTGGAACAAATTCTAATACATCATCATGGTCCCAACATAATTCTTCATAAAGAGCATTAAGAGTGGCCATATCTGCCCATAGATCCTGTGGTATTTCTTCCATTAGTATCCTCCGTAGGGATCATTCTCTGGTGTAAACTCTGGCTCATTATATTTCTTTATGCTCTGTTCCCATTCTTTTAATGAAGACTGGCAATCAGGTGGTTCAGGATCTTTATATCCTTTTATCTTTTTCCATTCATTATATAATGCACCTAGTATCCATGACTGAGATAAACTCTTAGGTCCGTTCTCAAGTAATTCAAGATGCTTTTTGTTACTGGTGTAACTTTTGTACTCTTCTCTCCAGTTGGAATCATCAAATGGTTTATTCATTATAGACTATTAAGATCGTAATTAAATAATAATAATTCTTTTCTACCTTCTTGATCATCCATATAATTACCCACTGAACGCATAGTATATGTTAAATCAAATTCTCCAGCATTCCAACCATCAAATCTATCTTTAACTAACTGATCACTATTATAAGATATCAACTGATTACATGCAGCATTATCACAATCCTTAGCAAAAGTATCATGATTAAACATCTTATGCATTCCACCCTTTCTACCATATAAATTATCCTTTATATCGTAAGGTGGATCCAAATATATAAAAGTCCCTCTCCAATCAGTAAGAAGATCTATATACGACTTGTTAGTAATCCTCCAATTTTCTATTATTTCTTGATATTTAGGAATCTTCTCTATACCTCTGATAGAAAAGTTACTAATAGATGCTTGTTTTGAAAACGATGAGCTTTCTGTTAATCCACTGAAAGAACATTTATTGATAATATAAAATGCAATAGCACGATCAATTTTAGAAGAAGTCTCCTCATTAAGAACTTTCTTTGAATCTTTAAATAAACCTTCTGCTAAGTATACAAATTCTTTATCCTTTCTCTGTTCATCTGTTGGATCATGATATTTCTTTTTACAATCCAGTAAAATATCACACATCCTTTGCCCATTATGCTGTAATTGCTGCCAAAAATTAGATAATGGTTCATACAAATCATTAACCCAAATTTCTAAATCAGGATATTTTTTTGTTATATGAATAGCAACACTCCCACCACCAAGAAAAGGCTCACGATATTCTCTATACTCTTTAAGATCTGGAAAATATGGATCCATTTTCTTACAAGCACGAGACTTTCCACCAGGATATCTCAAAGGAGTTTTATAAGATTTCAAAGATT